CTCAGTTCTTTGAGACCCTCTTGTGGTTTCTGTAAGTCAATTACTTTGTGGTAATATAAGCGACCATCAACATACCAATTTCTAAAAATTTCGTGAGATTTTTTATCAAAATCTAAAAGTTCTTTAATATATCTAAATTCTTTTCTGATAATGTCTTTTAACTTATCACTTGCATTAACATTTGAAAGTTCAATTTCTACGGGGGAATCATAAAGATCGCTGACAATTGCTTCATTGACAACATCTTCAATGGCATTATCCACCTCTGGGTGAATTGCCATTTCTCTATATCTTTTTATTAACTCGTGCTCGTTTCTATATGCGCCTTCAATATCAACATATGAACCGTAAAATCCACTAGCAATAAAATTATCAACCCCGTCCCCATTATTAGGGGGGACGGGGGAAATTACGGATTTTGATTTTTCTTCACTTGGCTCAATAGAAAATCCAAAGAGTTTTGCCATTTTATAAGTATACTTAAACTGTTCTAACTATTTATCAGTTTAGTGCAGGATAGACACTGGAGTCGGATCCTTCAGCGATATTCCAGTAAAGAACTTGGAATTCAACAGTAAACTCTTCAATTGTATCAGTGGTATCCATTGAAAGTGCAATTTCAGAAACATTTGTTGGGAATAATCCAACAAAATTATAAGTTCTTAGAATTCCACCATTTCTGTCTAACTGATCAACTTTTGCATCTGCAGTATAATCCGTTGGATTTACTTCTCCAGATCCATTAGTCAGTCTACTAATACCATTCATCCACTGCTCCATGACAGTTCTGAGTTTGAAATCAGCATCATTGAGAACAGTAACAGTCCAACTATCAAAGGTTCTTTCTCCAGCAACTTTAAGAACCCTTCCTCGGAAAGGAACTTCAACTGGAGTGATATTTGATGCTGGAAGGTTTGCTGCCTTTACCATGAAAGGAACCTTATTTGCAACATCAGAAGTTGATAGTGCTTGTGTTGCTGCGGCAGGAGTAGCATCATTACTCATGAAGGAAAGTGTCTGACCCGATCCGTTTGGAAAGTTTAGTGTAACTTCAAATAAATTGGGTCTTACGCCACCTCCCGTTAAATTTGATTTAAATTGGGAAATTGTTCTGAGTGCCATTTGTTTGTTACCTCTTTAAATTAAACGTTTCCAATCACTTCTGAGAATGAGACACCAGATCTGGTGGCTACAAATGTCAGTCCAATAAAGTTAATGGAACGAGATGGTTTAATGTAGATGTCTGCAATGAATTCATTGGCATCAATGATTGCCGCAGTGTTGTTGGTTTCATCGCAAATGAGTCTGAAATCTTGAATACCACGCTTTGCTTGAACATCTCTGAGGAAAGGTTCAACAGCATTAACGAATGAACTTCTTGTGAGAGGATCATTAAATTCAAACATTACATCTCTAGCAGCACCCTTGATTGCTTGTTCAAGGTAGATAAACAACCTACGAACATTGATTCTGTCGAATGCAGAAGATTTATTGAGTGCAGTCTTATCACCAAACAGTGTAATACCACCGCCAGGGGTGAAGATTACAGGGTTGATTCTTGCACTGTAAAGGCGATCTCTTTGTGCCTGACTTGGATTATATGCAAGTTTCACTGCATTGAGAATTGATCCTCTGGCAGTTCCAGCAGGTGAGAACCAAGGGAAGTTGGTTGCATCATTTCTTGCACAAATACCAGCGATATCACCATTTAGTGGAACATAACGGAAGGTATCGCTGAAGCGATCGTACATGTACTTGTATCCACTATCCAGAACCGCATATGATGAAGAAGGAACTGGTGCATAGAAACTAATCAAATTGTCCGTAATATCGGTAGCACCCTTAACGGTATATCCGTTTCCAGTTGTGGTAAGAAGTTCGGATCTGCAGGGAGAAACAAATGCAACTGCATCTTTTCTAACTTCTGCAACCGCAATCACCTTACTTGCAAGTGCCTGAGCATCTTCTCTGCTGTAACCAGCACCACCCATGAGCAGGAAGTTGACGTCATATTCGTCATTATTTGCAAAAATATCATAACCAGTTGAAAGATCACCAACATCTGCAGTTAGTGCTCCAGTTGATGCTAAACCAGTCTTACCTCCGTAGTTTTTACCACCATCAAAAGTTAATACTTGGTTACCAGTAGCACCAAAATTAATATTTAATGTGTTTTGATCCCATGCCATGTCGGTGGAATGGTTAAACGAACCACTTGCAAATCCAGTGGTTACGATCCCAGCAGGTTGTGAACCAGCAAAGATATATTCAGATGCTTCTGCAGTATACTTTCTCCAATAAGAAGTTGCTCCAGCAGAATATTGTGCATCCTTTGCTTTAGATAGAGCAGTATGCTTCTCAAGAATAGTTCCTGCGTTACCAGTTACATCTCCTGTGTCATCAAAGACAACAACGTGTACTTCATCAAATCTAGAACCTTTGTTGGCAGCATAGGTTGAGGTAGAAGGTCTCTCAGCGAGAGAATTCCAAGAAACTGTGCTGTTTGAAAGGGCGATTGATTGATTATCAAACCAATCCTGTTGGGTGGTTCCTGTAATGGTTGTAAATGATGTGCTCATGCCTGCAGTATGAACACCAAGAACTCCATCTTTGGTGAAAGCATATGCACTACCTGGTTGATAGTCAACTGCAACTGCAGTTCCAGCAGAATCAACGTGCTCAAGAACTTTAACACTAACA